GACCGGAGCCGGCGCCGTACAATACTCCGAAGTTCGCAAAGGTCTGCGCGCCAGTGCCACCATTGCCCACCGTCACTGGGGCGACCAGACCGCAACCGCCATCACCCGTGAATATCCCCCCGGTTAGGCCGTTGCCGCACGTAACGGATGTCACGGTGCCGCTCGCTGCGCCGCCCTGATAGAACAACACCTTCCAGCCGGTGGTGACACGCTGCGCCAGCAACGAGGCCGTCGGCACAGTTTGGATGTCGGCCCCCGTCGGTAGCGTGAGTGACGGTCCGTTCTTGATCAGCGGCGTGCCGTCAAACGTCACATACTTCCGTGCTCCCTGTGGCGCATTGACCCCCAACGAATTGATGGTGGTCGACCCCGTGACCTCGACGAAGTCAGAAGGCGCAAGTCCGATATCAACGGTCGAGGCCGACGGCAGGACCGTCGTAAGAGACGACGGCGTGTAGGAGGTGGATTTGCTCCCTCCAGGCGGGCAGTTCGTGACACCGTTCTTTGAGGTGCAATCCGCCGCCTGGGCGAGGCCAGAGAACGCCATTGCAGCCACCAGAGCCAACATGCCGAGCGTGATCGTCTTAAACATGGAATCCTCCGGGAGTTTCCTCCCGGAGGATCGCGTCACGACTGTGTAGACCCGCCGGCCCTATGGCCCAACTAAGGATGCAACGATTGCAGAAGACGTCGGTTACAGAAACTTCCTCCAATAGATTGCGCCCTTGTTCCCCCAGGGGTGCTCCAGAGTGAACGGCTCAAACCCACACGCCTCCAGGTTCCGGCTCGAATGGGGATTGTCGATCGTGTCGGAGTGCAGCACGGTCCAACCCCGCCTCCTGGCGGAGCGTTCGCGCACCCGGATCAGCTCGCGCTGAAGCCCAAACCCCCGGTGGGAAGGCGCGACGCCGGCCCGCACCAGATAGCCGCCATTCGGCACCCGGATGGATACCTGGAGCCCCGCGAACCCGACGACCCGCCCTTTGGCGAACACGCCCCACCAGTAATTCTCTGATGGCATCGGCACGTCGGCCGAGCTGCCGAAGAGGCGGAGATGGAGCCTCATCACGGCGAGGCACTCGGCCGGATCCCGTCGCGCGATCCGACGAATGCGATACTCTGCGGCCATGGCCTACAGCGCCTTCCCTTGCTCCTCGGCCTGGGTCTTCCCGGAGAACAAGTCGATCGTATGGCGCCCCGGCTCCTTGGCGACATCCTCGGGATAGGGCGCGGGCGGCGGCTCTTTGGTCGGCGGTGTAAATAGGGTGAGCTGGTTCGTGTCTTTGTCCGATTTCTTAGTCCGCCGGTCGTTATGATCGATTACGGACAACCCGGCCATCTAACAGGCGCCGTTCATGAGGAGACACGTAGCTCTTGAGGAATATGACTATGGGCCGGGTGGCCCGTGGCGCGACGCCATCAAATTCGGACGATTCTTTGGTCGAGGCGGGGTCCGGCATTAATTCCTCCCAAGGGCTTCATCCATCCAGGCCGAGAACTTCGGATCGGCCTTGCGGCTCGGCTCGGTCACCGGCACCCAGCGGCCGCGGCAGTTGGGGTGCTGCGCGCCGGAGGCGACCCACCACATTTCATGGGGCTCGCGGTCGATCAGAGAGTTCCCGACCCGGCGGCGCGGCGCAGCCGAGCGGCCAATATTGTTCTTTCCCGTCCAAATCTGGGTCGTGCCGTCCTTCTCGGGCTCAGAGGCTGGGATAACCTCCATCACCCGGCCGTCGATCGCCCGGCAGAAGGTGCACGCGCCGCGGTATTGCTCAATTCGCTTGAGCCTGGTGCCGGGCTGCTGCGCGGCGACCATTCCCTGATTCAGGTTCTCGGTCGCCTCGGTGACGGCAATCCGGCGCCAGTCGCGGTTGAGGGTCCCAAAGGTATCGAGCAGTTTGGTTTGCAGGCTTGAAGCCATCACCGCCCGGTCACCGAGGAATTGCGCCTCGGCATAGTCCATGATCAGCCGCCGCAGCCTGTGCCTGGTGGCATCCGATAGGGCAACGACGTTCTCAGCGCACCTGGCGTTGCCGTATTGGAGGGCCGCATGCTGGGCCAGTGTGAGCCCTACGCTGGCTTTGGCGCCGGCCAGGTCCCGAGGCATCGCCTGCAGCAGCCTGTCGGCCTGCTCCTCCGTGACCTCGCCGAGAGACGCCTGAACGCGGCCCATGATCGCCGAGCGGGTAGCCAACCACTCCGCTTCGGTCCGCAGATCGTCCGGCGGCAGATATCGCTGCGCCAGGTAGTCCGCCAAAAGCATCCAATCGTCGAGGGTGAACTCGGCCGGCGGTAGCGTCTCCAGGTAGAGCTTAACGATTCCCAGCTCCTGGCGTGTCCAACGCTCCATCTGCCCTGGTGGGCGTCCTCGACGCTCGTGCGAGGCGACTGCCATATCGCCAGCCAGCCACTTCCGCAGCTCGTTCTGGAGCCCCGCAATACGGCGCAGGCCTCGCTGCGTGAACAGCTCGACAATTCGCCGGACAAGCGGTGATGGATGAAGTGCCCAGAGGTCGGCGTCATCGGGCGGCTCGGATGCGGCGGCCTTGTAGATGAGCTCCAGCGCCGCATCAGTGTGATGCTCGCACAGGGGGGATACGTCGATCAGGAGCGCCATGACGCGAGAATCGCGTCACGACAAATGAAAACCCCGCAGCAAGGGCGGGCTATCGACCGGGAATGCCTGGGTGCCTATTCGGCGGCAATCTTCCTTGCCATGCTGGCCGCCTTCTTCGCGTCGCCCTTTGAATCTCCGACGACATCGTCCAGAGCACCTTGTGCTCCTTGCCATCGTCACCCTGAACGTGGGCGCCGTCCTTCCCCGGAGTGCCGATGATCGTCCCTGAGACCTCGCCGTCGACAGTCCGAAACCGGATGTGGTCGTCGGCCTTGCCAGAGGGCGCCTGGTCAAGCGGCCTGTCCTCGCTGCCGGCAAGCTTCTGTCCGCTCCTTGTCCACCGTTTAGTCTGGCGGCCGTCTCTGTCCATTACCGGCTGCAAGGTCAGCCCAGGGCGGTCCTTGAGCGCCTTGGCAAACACCTCCACGCCGTCCACCAACGCCTTCCGCATAGGGATTTGGGAGTTGTTCTCGCCAGGATCGTCGGACCCAGCTGCTCCCAACCATGGGCGTAGATTCGATTCCCCTGCTCATCCTCGAGGATGGCGCCGTCCTCGCCCTGGTCGACGACGCGCATCTTGGGTGCACTGCGCTTCCGGTGCCCTAAAACCTCATTCCAAGTGACCTGGTGCCGGCCGCCCTGACAGCGCCGCCCGGCCGGATGCCGGCCATCACAGCTTACTGTGCAGCCGTCCCGGCCGATCCCGAGCACCCGACCAGACCGAGGTGAACCGGCGACGGTATAGAACAGTTCATCGCCATGCAGGACGCCTGCCGAGGGCAGCGTGGTCACGGATCCACCCTGAAGATTTCTAGTGGCGGCAGGCCGCAGCTTTTGGCCATATCTTCGCCGTCCGGGGCCGGCGCACCTCTGGGCGACCCGAAGTCCCGCGGGCTGCGCTCCCCAGCCTCGCCCCGCCCCTTGTCAGCGTCGCTGTCTCCTCCACCGGGAGGACCATCCTCGCCCGGCTGCCCGCCGGCGCTACCACCGTCTCCGAAATCGCCCTGCATTCCCTGCTGAGTTGCCTGCCAAGGTCCCAGCAGCGCTGGGTTTAGAGGGGCGTCCCCAAGTGGACCCTCAATCGGGTCATAGCCAAGCTGGCTCCGCGTCTCATTGACGGTGAGCACCAACTTGCGGAGTTCGAATTGCTCCTTCTGGTCATCGTCGTCGAGCCCGGTCCAGCGGAAGCAATACTGGTCGCTGAAGGTTCGAATGATGAAGTCGGAGAAGATCGATTCGTAGTAGCCGAGCAGCGGCCGAAGGCCCTTGTCTGCCCCGTGTGAAATCTTCTCGCCGGTATCGTCGCCGGACAGCGAGGATTTGCCCGCCGAGTAGGACTCCATTGAGACCTCCTCAGGCGAGATCCCATAGACAGCGCAGGCGACAGAGGTGAGGAAGCTCATCCACCGAGAGAAAGACATCTCATCGAGTTGGCCGCCGATCTCCGCGAACTCGGCCTTGGACTCCTGGTCCTTGCTAACCAGCACCGGGACGTTGTGAACGTTTTGAATGCCGCGGACCATGGCCTGCCAGTAGCGCTTGAACGCCGCCAGGTCCTCCTGAGAATACTGGCCGGACAGATGCAGGATGCCGCGCGGGATCGAGTTCTTGTCGAAGAACGACCCGTTATACGTCATCGTGTTCAACAAGTAGGTTACCACGCGGATCAGCGCCTCGGTCTCGCCGTAGCCGTAGCCACAGGCGGTCACGTCGGTTCGAGGATTGCGCACCTCATAGACCAGGTCCTCATAGGTGTAGGCAGTCCGGATGCGCCCCTGAATGACCTGCAACGCC